CCACTAAACAATTGAACAAATTCAGATAAATAAAATACATCTTGTTCTGTATCGGTTATATTTACTTGGTTTAATAAATCACGTATTTCTTCTATATCGTTAATTACTTTTTGAAACATCTCAACAATATCTTTAAATCGATGTTTCAACAATATTGTGATAATTTTTTCTTCATCTGATGGCACAACATTTAGCGAAGATTTCACCTTTTTCAAATTATGCGAAAAAAGAAACGTTCCTTTTTCAACAAATGTTTCTGCTTTTGTATAAAAATCATATAATTCATTTGCCAAACCATTTTCCAAGACGCTTTTGACCAAAGATAGACTTTGTATTAATTTCAACGACTTGTATTTCATGGAAAACAGTTGATTCAATTCTTGATCTAAATTGCTCATGTTTTGAAACCGATATATTTCCATTTTATCGTTTATGTGACGTATAACGGGTTGTTGAATGCATCGGGAATATACGGAACAAAGAATATCGATGGTAGATACAATAACATTTCCCAATTCGCTCGATATTTTTTTCGCCATATTGACCTGTTCGTAATCCCCTCCACGTTTAATATCAAATAATAACCCATTATTTATCCATTCTGGTTTCGTTTTCAATATGTCAATATTTATCATATTACGTATTTGGGAAGTGCGATTAAGCATTAAATCAACCAAATAATTAACAGATGGACCACTTGATTGTTTAGCAGAAAATGGAAATTCAAGTGATGATTTATTGTCCTTGACATGTAGTGTGAATCCATAATTGTTTTTATCGCTGAATCCGTTATTGATGAATTCCATGGAAATATCATTTCCCGTAAAATAATTACTATGAAATGTATGTTTTTTATCACGTGCAAAATAAAATATATTACGACCATTTTGAAGCTGGTTAAACGAAGTATTTGCAGAATCAGCAATATTTGCGGGAGTAATTAAATTATATACCTGCTCTATTTCACGAAATGTATTTCGCAATATTCCAGACTTGGCATCAAAGGTAATATACATATTGGCGTTTGATCCTGGAAACATGTATTTCATAATGAATTCAGCAATCATATTTTGTTTTTTATTTGCCATGACAGCCGAAAAAGAATTATATTTATCTCCCGGTTCTAGAGAAATAAAATTGGTGGCTCCTCCAATATAATCGTCCCATAAATTTTTATTTTCAATTATATCATCGTATGTCAAATATTCGGAAATGGTATTTAATTGTGGCATATTATCATAATAATCACGCACAGTAGATTCATAATCGCTTGTTGCACTTCTAATATGATTACCAGATAAAGATTGCAGGACTTTATTCACATCTTTAACGTCCAACCTGTATTTTTTATTGATAATCGACAATAATTTTTCGTGTGTTTTTTGAAGGGAACTTTGATCAATAGAATCATCTTCATCGTCTTCTGCCGCTTTTGATTTACGTTTTCGTTCTTTCCAAAAATCATGAATGCTATCATATACACATAAGTTTTGTGTTAATATATTATTTCAACCATATTATATATAATGGTTATATAAATATAAATAATTTAGTCCATTATTTCCATAAAAGGTATGAAATGAATAGTACCAAAAAGGAAAAAAATACTCAAACAATAGACGAAAAACATACAGAGATGTTAAACGATTTTTACAATACACAAACTCATATATTACCTAAACTAATTGCAGAGAAAAAACATTTGATTGCCAAATTACACACCATACCGCCAACTAAAATAGATACAATAATGGATACAAAAGATCGTATCCAGTATTTAAAAACGAAAATTAACAACCTTAAAAACGAAAAAAAAAATTACCTATTAAATAATTCCAAATATATATTAAAATACTTTGAAGATAAAAAAAATATTTCCAGTGTAAATACAACACAGAATGTAAATGTATTGAATTCGTTTTTCAGAATTAAATCGACCACGGAAGACGGAACCGACATAAATAGTCCCAAATACACTAATTCAAAAAACGCTTATCATAATTATTGGAAAAACGTGAATAATGAAATTGCTAATGTGCAGGATTTTGTCATTCCATCAGATATTTGTGAATCATGTAGAAAAGGGGAATTGATACCACAAGACGAAGAGGGAATATTAATTTGCAATAATCAATTATGTGGAAAATTCATCACACATATAGTCGATAATTCCAAACCATCAAATAAAGAACCTCCTAATGAAGTATCCTATACTGCCTACATAAGACTGAATCATTTCAAAGAAATCCTTTCACAATTTCAGGCAAAAGAAACCACCAAAATTCCCGAAGAGGTGATAAAAATGATACGAAATCGTATCAAAAAAGAGCGCATTACAGACATGCGTGTAATTAACTACGATAAAATGCGCGAAATATTGCGCAAATTAGGATTAAATAAATACTTTGAACATATTCAATATATCAATTCCATTTTTGGAATCAATCCGCCCATCATGTGTGAAGAGCTGCATAGTACATTATGTGTATTATTTATTGAAATACAAAAACCGTGGGCCATTCACTGTCCTCCCGATAGAAGTAATTTTTTCAATTATACTTATACACTTTATCAATTATGTATGTTATTGGACCAAACACAATACTTACCTTATATTCCGATGATGAAAGACCGTGAAAAACAATTAGAACAAGACATGATATGGAAATTAGTATGTCAAGACCTGGATTGGGAGTTTTTTCCTACCGTATAGTACCTTCATATGCGAAGGAAATGTATTATTTACACCCACCTATATATTTGGCTTTATAAATACATCCCAAAAATTCGAATGCATATTTTTACGAGGAATAGACTTAAATATCATGCCATGCGGCAATTCACATAATATAAACCCATGTTTATGCATTAAAGCACGCCACTCCGCCCTGGATTTATATTCGCCATAATAATTATCGCAAAATAGTGGATTTTCTTGGCGTCCTTCCAAACACCAAACCATACTATACATGCCATGAAGAATATCCAAACTTATTCGTTGTTGAATTTGACTTACGTCATGTTCTTGCATAATGAAGAAACTTCCAGGGCGTAATATTCGATATATTTCCTGTATATATTTTTCAGCATATTTTATATGATGTAAACTCATTAATGCAGTTACTAAACACACACTATTTTCACCGAATGGCAATTGATTTTCGTCTTCATTAATTTGAATATATTTGAACGCATGTTTATGAATAGCACGTTCCGGTGGAATAATATCCACGCCAAATATATTTTCATCGCCACATCCAAGTTGTTTACCAAGTTGCGAAGTAATGCCTCCTTCGGAACATCCAATATCGACGTATTTATAAATATAAGGATTACCTGTGTGTTTCAAGATTTTTTGTATATCTAATACACGACTTAATGAACGTCCAGGACTTTCATTATTTGGTTCACCGCAAATAGGATAATATCGTGTATTCATAAATAGATGCAGTTCATTATATATATATGTATCGTGTATGGTCTCTCCCTTATCGAACCGGTTTTTATATTTGTATAATATATTAGCTTCGAGTTCCTTCCATAGCAACTCCTGTTTCGCATTTTTCATGAAGAATGGTTTTTGGATAATTTTGGTCACCAAATTATATAATTGTTGGTTGCTAAATACATATTGAAAATGTTTTCCATTATTACTGTTTGTTGATAATGTTGAATGTTCCATTTATTTTGCAAGGAGAAGTATTATTGAACATAAAATCACATTTTATATTCAATTTTATGCAGAAATCACATTTTTCATTTATAGACCTCCGGGGAATCCAACAAGGTTGAATCCGATACCCATTCCGGCGCCGGAACGAGCACTCACACCCATGGCAGGGACAAAGACATCCAATACGCTGAAAGTGGCTGCAGCGGTCAAGGCAATAATGACAATTTCTTCGACCTTCAAAGTATGTTTGGGGATGGCATAGGCAGCAATAGCAACCATAAGACCCTCAACGATGTATTTAACAGCTCTCTTAACAAGTTCTCCAAAATCAAAGACGTTGCTCATTCTTAATAGAATTATATTATAATGGAATAAAAAAATATGGAATGATAAAAAAATATATATTCACTAAAAACACTTAAAATGAATTTCCTAAATTAGGTTATATCTAAATGTCTTCATCTAGTCATTTTGAAAGAAAAACGCTTCCTAATGGACAACCAAATCCCAAATATGTGGATTTATGTGATGAGGATGCACCTATTGCCGGACAGAAATTTGCATGTTTATCCTTTATTTCTCCCGAAAAGATCTTGAAAAAACGCGAGGTGTATTTATTTGAGCAGTTTGTTCAAGGTTGGGATTTTGCTAAATCTATGTCCAAGTATTTCGATTTCCTGAATTTTATTGCGTATAAATACAATTTGAATATTGAAACGTTGAGTGCCGATTTCAACGAATTTGTAAAGGAGGAGGAACAGCGATTAAAGGAGGATTCTTCCACC